TATTTATAATAATAAACAATATAATAAGTTTGCAATTTTATTTAATAATATTAGAAGTATTTTTCAACAGTTCCGTACAATTTCAAATAGAAACAGGGACGAATTTCCAAATTATAAAATATCTTCGTTAGAAGAATCATTTAGAAATATTGAATCTAATGCTTCTATCTATAAGTTTTTCAGTAAACCTGTATTATATGTAAAAGGAGATGCAGGCTCTGGAAAATCACATTTCTTAGCAGATATTGTTAACACACGAATGGAGCATCATTTAAAATCACTCTTTGCACTTGGATTACAATTCAATCAGATTGAAGATATTAGAGATCGATTGATGAATATTTGGTGTGTTAAAGGAAGCTGGGATGATTTTTTAGATAAACTAAATAAAATAGGAGAAATTGAAAAACATCGTATACTTATCATTATAGATGGTATCAATGAAGGACTAGGGAATCATTTATGGCCTAATGTATTAGCAGGGATAGAAGCAGACATTTTACAATATCCTAACCTGGGATTAATAATATCTGCACGTACTTTCTCAAATACTAATATGTTAGATGAAATATCTAAGGACAAGGCAACTATCACGATGGAAGGCTTTCAAGGTATGGAAGATGAAGCTATAAAGTATATGACGGGAAAATTCGGTGTTACATTTCCACAAATCAGTAACTTTAGAAAAGAGTTTGCTAACCCTCTATTCTTGAAATTATATTGTCAAGCTTATAGTAGCTCGACGGCTACCATGCCTAAATCTTTTTTAGACGTCATTAAACATTACTTAGGTAAAGTAAATGAAAAGCTGGCATCAAAGTATAATTATCAAGCCGCTTTATATAATTACACGCAGCAGGTAGCAAATGTTCTAACTGAGCTATATGCTTTACAAAAAACAACGAAAATGGTGAAATTCCACAAGCTTGATGATGTACTTAAGGAAGTAAAGAATATATTACCTAATAATATAGTACATAGTTATTTACAAGAATTAGTTAGTGATGGAGTTTTGATTAGTTATATTGATAAACAAGGAGAGATACTGATTGATTTTAACTTTGATCTTGTGGGTGACTATATGTATGCTGCAGCATTAATTGATAAGCAATGGAAAGAATATATTGGAAGAATCTTTGATAACGGCATATATGAGGCTACTTGTGTTTTATTACCCTTGATGAAAGGTATAGAGATAACTAACTATCATATAAGCAACATTAGCTATGAGCATAGGCTACAATTGTTTATAGATACATTGAAACAACGGTTTTCTATTTCATTAGATGCAATTATCGAGATAGAAAAAATAAAGAATATTGATTTGGATTTATTTTACGAGATATTACCTGTTTTGGCTACACATTCTGAATGTCATTCAATTATTGGAATGGTAAATAATGAACTAAAAGGTATGTCTATGGTTGAAAGAGATCAAAAATGGTCAATGCATTTTACAATAAACCACCATAATCCTTCTCGAACTGAGCTTGTAAAATTCTCCAAATGGGCAGCATCCATTTCACGTAAATCAGCTAGTATTATGCCTGATATTGTGGCAAAACAGGCTGCATGTATTTTAATGTGGAGTTTTAGTAGTCCATACAGGCTATTACGTGATGTCGCGACAAAAGCAACTATAAATTTACTCCAAGATAAACCAAATGTGTTAATAGATCTTGTAGATTTTTTTGATGATGTGAATGATCCTTATATACAACAACGTCTATATGCAGTTGTTCATGGATGCGTGTATAGAGGTAAATGTTGTGAATCAGTGGAACTAGGCAAAAAAGTATTTGAGGCAGTCTTTAATACCCCAATAGTGAGACCTGATATCTTATTGCGTGATTATGCAAGGTGTGCAATAGATTTTATTAATCAATGTACACCTATTGATGGCATTAATATTAAGAAAATAGAACCACCGTATGGAGTCAATTTTAACTTCAATCAATGCCCTAAAAGAGAAACTGTTGAAAGTAAGTATCATCTTGATGAGACAATGGGTTTTGATAAGAAGACTGTTTTTACTCAAAATAAAATACTTAGTAGTATGGAAACCGAATACAGTAATGGAGTATGTGGTTATGGAGATTTTGGGAGATATACTTTTGAAGCATATTTGCGTAGCTGGGAAGATTGTGAGGGCTATAGCGCATCCCTCTTAAGAAACTATGCACTAGATATTATTTTTGAAAAGTATAAATTCAATGCTAATGTTTATAAACAGCATGATTACATTATTAACAAGTTGTACAGAGGTAACCGTCCTGTAATGGAGAGATTTGGGAAAAAATTCCAGTGGATAGCTTTATATGAAATATTAGGTCTTCTCCAAGATAATTACAAAATGGAATTATGGGAAAGTAACAACAAAAATGTTCAATGTAACGGAACCTGGGATCCGAATGTACGAGATATTGACACTACAAATACTTTTTTCAATTATTATAACGAAGACAATCTGATTCCGAAGTATGAACCTTTAGAGTGGACACATGTAAACAATATACCATTTAAAGTAAAGCACAAGGAAAAATGGCTAACAAGTAATGAAGGTATGTCTAAAGAATTAGTGAGTAAGTCTATTATCGTCAAGGATGACAAAGGAGAAGAGTGGATAGTCTTATACGGATATAATACTATCACATCTGAATCGTCAACTTTAACTATAGATGAAGATGAAATTGGACTATGGGAGTTTATTCAAGCATACACAGTACATAGAAAAAATAGAAATAATGTTGCTAAGTTGATTCATAAGAAAGGAACACAAAGTAGAGATATGCCGGAATATAGGAATGATATATATTGTCTTTTCTATAAAGACTACTATAGGTCTGCCTCATACAGAGAGTATGCGAAAAGAACAATGATGGATGATTGGAAAGAGTTTAATAGCCCCAAAACTTTATACCAAATTGGATATCGTCCATACTCATTTGAAGGAGAAATGTCGGCCTATAGACTCAATAAACTACTCTATAGCATATTAAATCTTAAAGACGGAGAAAAAGAGGGAGAATACATCGATATAAATGGAAAAGTAGTTGCTTTTGATCCATCTGTTAAATTTGAGAGTGGAAGTCAGCTGTTAGTAAGAAAAAAAGAATTACTAATCGCCTTGAAACAACATAAATTATCTTTGGTGTGGCCTTTACTTTTTGAGAAGCAAATAGGAACAACTGTTATTGGATGTCAATTTGGTGGTTCTGCATGGATAACAGATAATGGAAAGATAAAAGTGAAAATGAGACTATATGATGAAAGTCGATTTAAATCTAATAAAGATACATGTTGTAAGGTATTAAAGAACTATGCTAAATTCATTTTGAGTACCGTTAGACATTGTCCAAAATTGTATTAGATCTCTTCGAGACACTGTCCAAAATTTTGTGTAAATGGAAACAGGATTCAGCTATAAGTTTGTCCTTATATCTGGATTCTGTTTTCAAAAATAGGTATAAATTGGTTCATAATCAACCCCCAGTTATGAATAGGTTGTGTCCATTTCTTCTTAATTTCCATAAGTGAAAGATATACGGTCTTTTTTACAGCATCATCTGAAGGGAATGAAAGCTTTGATTTTGTGTATTTTCTGATTTTCCAGTTCAGATTTTCAATGAGATTTGTAGTATAGATTATTTTTCTTATTTCCAGCGGAAACTGGAAGAAAACAGTCAAATCATCCCAGTTGTTTCTCCATGAAAGTATAGCATAAGGATATTTTCCTCCCCATTTCTTTTCCAGATTATCAAGTTCCGTGGCAGCAACCTCTTTATTGGGTGCATTATAGATATTCTTCATATCCGTCGCAAACTCTTTCTTGTCCTTATAAACGACATATTTACAGGAGTTTCTGATCTGATGCACCACACAGATTTGAGTAGATGACTGAGGGAATACGGTGCGGATGGTATCTGTAAATCCATTCAGGTTGTCGGTACAGGTAATCAGTATATCCTGTACTCCACGCGCCTTTAAATCGGTCAGAACACCCATCCAGAAAGAAGAACTTTCCGATTTTCCAACCCACATACCAAGAACTTCCTTCAGGCCATTCTGTTTCAGTCCGACGCAAAGGTAAACGGTCTTGTTTATGATCTTGCCGTTATCCCGTACCTTAAAGACGATACCGTCCATCCAGACTATCAGATAAACAGGATCCAAAGGGCGGTTCTGCCATTCCTGGGCTGCCTGGTTTACCTTGTTTGTAATGATGGAAATGGCTGACGTAGAGAGCTCTATTTCATAAATCTCACGCATATCTTCTTCTATATCAGAAACACTCATTCCTTTGGCGTATAGGGAGATAACGAGCTTTTCTATAGAAAGTCCACGGCTTTCATGTTTGGGCACGGCTATCGGCTCAAATTGGCCGTTACGATCACGGGGTATAGAGATGACAGTTTCTCCATGTTCGGTCTGGATTTTCTTCGGATAGCTGCCATTACGTGAGTTACCACTATTATTACCGGCCACAGAATTCTTTTCATACCCCAAATGGGCATCCATTTCGCCTTCAAGCATCTTTTCCAATACCTGGGCATGCAACTGCTTCAGGAACTTGCTTACATCGGCTTCTGTCTTGAACTGGTTAAGGAACTCTTTGCTTAAACCTCATTAGGCACTACTTGATTTTTTTCTTTCATAATCTTTTTCATTTTGCAAATGTATAAAATAAAAAATACGAGACTCATTTCTGAATCCCGTATTTCCATTTACACAAAATATTTTATAGTGCCAATTTGACAAAAAGGTAAATTCTTGTGCTGGAGTAAAGTATTCCGGTAAATAATATTTTATCCGTTTATTGTCTATGATTTCTTTATATTCCATGTTATGCAATGTAATGCACCTCCATCTTTTGCAATGACATTACAGTCTATTTGCCGTATTCGACAATAGGGAAATGCTGTTTGTACAAACCGTTTTGCTTGTTCATCCTCATTGATGCCGAACTTCGGTAAGATAATATTATTACCGACTTGAAGGAAATTGATATATGCCCAATTCAGGTCGTATCTAGGTTCTTGTACTGTAAATAACATTTCTGTTACCGTATAACCGTTTTCTTCAAGTATTTGACGAATCTTAATAGCTTCATCTTCTTCAGAATCACGATGATTGCCCATGAGAATACGATTTGCGCCACAATATTTTATAAACCCATCAGCATGTCCATAAACATCAGCTTCTTCATCTTCTAATGTACCAGTAGCGTGCCATGGGATAATAATCACTTTATGGCCAAAAGTATCTTCTAACTGTTTGAGAAAGTCTACATCATATTTATCCCTGTTGTTTTCTGTAAAAACTTTATCGGTCATAACTACATTATCACCACAGAGCACAACATTGCCTCCATCAATTACTATATCTGTCTCTCTATATTGTATGCCTAATTTTAGACACGCTTCTGTACAATCTGTGATGTATGATTTTCTCTTTTCAATCTTGACCAAGTAATCTGGAGCATATTGGTATTTCAAGAAAACATTTTCTTCAAGCTGTATAGGCATGAAATCCCTCGTCCAAATATCTTTTGCATCATAAATTTTTCCATAAGGAATTTTCAAGTCATCAAAAATCGATATTAATTCTTTGCAAAATGCACTATAGCCTTTCCATTGACTAAGTTTATTTGCTATGTAAACAAAATTGGTATCTTTATCTTGTATCATAATGGTTATCTTATATTACTAATATTAATTTACAAATATTTGAAGGTATTACAAAAAACGAATGTTGTCGTAATGTATTTCCAATGCTTCTTGTAAAATAGCCCTCACTCTAATTCCCGGAAGCTCATTCAAACCATAGAATCCTGTCAATATAGATCTAAATTCTCTTCATAAAACATATAAGTGTAGTATATAATGTATTCTTTAAGGAAGTTATAGCGATAAGCGAACGATCTTTCATATATCTTTCTTTTCAGAAACGGAATACAAGCCATTAGTTTAATATGTATAATCTTTTTGCATGAAAATTTGTAGGTTTCAGTTATTTTACTTTCTCCTGTAGAATAGCCGCCAAGCGTCCGATATTACTTCAGTAAATCTTTTTCAACTGTTCTGTAAATCGCACCATCAACCTCCCTTCCTCTCAACAAACTATTGTTGGGTGCATTAACTATATCATCGACATTGAAATGTGTGATATCGCCAACCACTACTTGTATTACTTTCAACGTATCTTTCATAAATTAATTTTTTTATTCTTACTGCTTACACTTTGATTATTTCCATTTCCAAAATTTCACCATTAGTACGATAATTACCTATTTTGTCTCCTCTATAAACGACTTTAGATTCGAGTATTTCTCCTTTTCTTAAATGTTCTACAAATAGAATGTCATTTGCTTTCAAACTACTATTGATCGCTTCAATTACTTTTAGTGCCTGAATCCCTTTAAATGTGATAACTTGAAATATAATCGTGCGATTCAAGTACTTAATCTTGATAGTAGAGCCTAAATGTAAATCTTGAACATATACTGTATCATCAGAATAATTCCACTCACTATCTAAACGAAAGGCACCATACATGTCATCCCAACACTGAAACCCCATATACATTGCAATAGTATTTAATGTATATTCATTTGTTTTTCGGTCATCTAGTATATATCCCATCAACCGCTTAATGGTATTAACGCCAATAGTTCTATTTGTTGATGAAAATATTTTATCGCATAAGATATTATAGTCTTTTGCCTTGTCAAAACATAGTCCTGACTTTTTCTTAATCGCATCAATTATCAGACTGTTTAGAATCATAATAACTACTTGATTTTAGCTAATTTATTTGTAAAATCTATTTGCTTCATATCTATAGCTTTACTTGAACTGTAAATAAGATAAATGTTTCCTTCGTAGTCATCTTGTTTTATTAAAAAAGCATTTCTCACAAGATTGCAAGTCGGAATATGGGGCACAGAACGAAACGTATATTGAGGATTGAGCGGAAAGAATATCAAACCTATTGATATACAAAATGTTATGCAAAATATGAGTGGATGGCTCTGCAAAACGAAACGTTTACGTGGGTTTAATTTGCAGCTACATTTATGTGCTTTTTAGGCATACAGATTTGCAGATAGGTTTAATTGGGTTTACATAAGGCTTACATGGTTGATTCTGGTGGGGGAGTGAGTGGCAGCTGCGGCTGCTTTTTTTGTGCCTGATTATTTGATATAATGCTGCTTAAATTATTCCATATAATAGTTATTTGGTATATTTGCGACAAAATATTATTAGTTATGGCAAAGGTAATACATATACATTTGACACACGGAATAGAAGGAACAAAGCGGAAAGACTGGTATTTTAGTAGTATAACGGCCATTTATACTGTTTTGACGGCAGAACAGGTGGGCGCAACGAAGAATTATCTGCTTCATGCAGGATTATCTGGTAACGGGACTGTATGCACCAAAAAGGCTATAATAAAGCAATCTACGCTCATTTCTTGCGGGCGTAGTGGAAATGTATCAGACGAATAATAAGCGGCTAAAAAGGCAATAAAAACGGCTTTAGAATGATCCGGTGTGGGGAGGTGGTTATACCTCCCCTTTTTTGTGCTTGAAATCGGTCTTTTTTGACGCTGGATATTCAGGTGGATATTCAAAGTGGATATTCACTTTTATAGAACTGGATATTCAAAATAGGGTTTTGGCGGTGTGCGATACAGACATGCTAAAATACCACAATTTTAAAAATACCCCTTGTTTTTTATTTGATAGCCCCCCCCTAAAAACCTATCATTTTTCACGTTTTACTTTTTAAATTCCCCAATATCAGTGCCTTTATGCCCTTATATAATGGTAGGGGAGGGGGATTGCTTGGGAGGGGGACATCATGGGGGATGATAGGGGGTACGCTTCGTTTTCCATCACCGGTGTATGGTAATAGTAAATCCGCCTACCCGACATTTGCAGTACCGGAAATGGGCGCATCCGATACATGTTTTTCCTTTTCGATTGTCATTTGCCGGATTCGTTCCTCTAAGCGTCCGATTTCTCTATCTTGTTCCCTGATGATTTCTTCTTTTTCTCTAATTAAGGCAAGGAGAGAGGATAGTTCGGTTGTTTGTGTTGTTGTAGATGATGTATTATAGTAAATATCACCTTTCCCAGTAAGTAACCAGGTAGGGTTTATATCATTATGTATTTCGATAATTTTCGACACCCATAAACTTGATATATCTGTTCCTTTGCTAATGCATCTTGAAATTACTCCATTCGAGCACCCAATAGCTTGTTCAAGTGCCCTTGTACTGATACCTTTTTCTTTAATTAGGATTGCAATCCTGTCGGAAATATTCGTCATAAGTCGTAAATTATCTACATAAAACTTTTTAGTGTCGAAAATATTCTATATATTTGCAGCGTGTTCAAAAAGGAACACCGCGCCAAATATACGAAAAAGGCATGTGATTAGCGAATTTTAAGGATTAAAGAAAATGAACGAAGAAATAAAAGAATGGCAGACACAGAGCGTGAAGCACAAGGTGGCTTACGTGTTGATGATGGACGGTATCAGCTTCAGATATACCGAAGAGACCGGGATTGTGTTTTCCGCACCTGATTTTTATGTGAAGAACCTTATCCGCCGCCTGATGAGTTGTTACGGCGTGAGTTTGAAACCGATTATAAACGAATTTAAATAAGTGAGATTATGGAAAACAAGAAAATGAGTTGCTGGGATTTTGTATTCAGTTCTGTAAAGACCCATATAGATGATTTGGTAAGACAGGCTGACAAGTACACCAAAGACATGAATGAGGATTTTGAACATTTCTTCTGCTGGTATGCCGAGGATATGTACAAGACGCAACGTGAACTTTCCTGTTACCGTGCCTTGAAGGTGGTTTTATCTGCCGGTAGCCATGATGATGTAAAGTTATACATGGAAAGCAAGATAAACAGTCTGACTGATAGTCTTCTTACCGGAAGCATCCGCAAGAACAGCACCAGTGCGGCTTCAAATTTGGCGCATACGTTGGAACTGGAAGTGAACCAGAAGATACGTGAGAAATTCACTATACTTCTTGGGATTATTGAAAAAGGTGAAAAGGTTGAGGGACAACAGTAAACCCAGCGTGACAACCCGGAAGGCGTTAAGAGACGGGTGACGGTGTGGAAAGACACACGGGAGTGCATGGTTCTTGTGCCGGGGTTCGATTCCCCGGACTCCCCCCAATATTAATCATTAAAACAAGTGAGATATGAACAAGAGGTACATTCACATTACGAAAGCCGACCGCGACTTTATCGCAAAGGCACTCAACGTGACAGAGAAGACTGTTTATAACGCTATCCGGTTTGATGACCGTCGTGGCAACTCCGAACTTTCTGCAAAGATCCGTAAGTTGGCCATGGATCGTGGCGGTATTGTGATGGTTGTTATTCCGGAAATAGAAACTTTCCATGATTATGACAATGTGATGCGTCAGTACTGTCCGAACGGTGCCTTGATAGAGCTTGACCGTAATGATGGTAGCGGTCAGGTAATATTCAAGGGAGAAACGGTGAAGACTTACGAGCATGTGATGGTTGCCGATATTAACCAAATCCAAGCGTTTGCATCGGCATTGAGATAGGAGGCGGCTATGTTGGTGTATTACGGTAACATACAGTGTATTTCTGCACGTGAGCTCATAGATGGCGGCTATATCACCGAATCCTGCTACAGGAACTGGGTGAACCGTGGCCGTATCAAGGTGGTGCGTCGTGGTGGAGGTGCTGCTGGAAATTGCGCGTTGGTCGCCCTCAATAGCCTGCCTACCGAGTGTCTGGAACGGGTGAAGGAAGACAACCCCGGTGGAACAGAGCAGGCACTTCGCCACTGGATACTCTCAAACTATGTGCTGGATCAGGCTGCAGTAGCCTATTTTTTGGATTGGGCTTCTCATTCTTCCAGCAACAGAGCAACAGACGAACTTGCCCGGAAATATGCGGTGAATGCTTCCGTGTTGAATACTTGTATCAAGCTTTATAACAGAAGCAATGATTACCGAAAACTGATGGGTGAAAAATATAACTGGGACATGATGGCCACCACCATCGAGACCCTACGCGAAGACTTTGGTCATGATCTTCCTGCCAGTACCCTTCGTTTCCGCAAGAAAGTGAACGAATATAAGCAATACGGTTATGAATGTTTGATAACCGGAAAATTCGGCAACCAGAACAAACGGAAGGTAACTCACATGGACGAACGCCTGGTGATGAGTTTGAAAGTACTTCCCAACCAACCATACGGCAGTGATGTGCATGAAATGTATCTGTCGTTTGTATGCGGTGAACTGGAAGTATGGGATCTGGAAACAGGAGAGATATTCAATCCGGAAAACTTTACGGATAAGAACGGGGAACCGAAAGAACTGAGCGAAAGCACTATCCGGAACATACTGAACAACCCGGCAAGCCAGCTGCTGATAGAAAAAGCCTTGCGTGGACGTATGGAATTCTATCATGAGCAAATGCCGCACATGCACCGCCATGGTGGTAAGTTCTCCCTGTCACAAATAACGATGGATGACGTGGATTTGCCGCGTCGGATGAAAGGCGGCGAGTATGTGCATGCCTATTATGCTTATGATGTGGTGAGCCAGTGCCGTATCGGGCTGGCCTACGGGCGGGATAAGGATGATGCCTTGGTAGTGGACTGTTTTCGTGATATGTTCCGGCTCATCGAACGCAACGGATGGGGTATTCCAGCCGGTATTGAGGTGGAGCAGCACTTGATGAGCAAGTATAAAGAAGGATTCCTGAAGGCAGGTGAGGTATTTAAGTTTGTGCATTTCTGTGCCCCACAGAACTCACAGGAGAAATATGCTGAAGCTCTGAACGGTGCGTTCAAGACAACCATAGCACATAAGAACCATGAAGCCATTGGCCGCTGGCATAACAAAGGTGCACGGCGGGTGGACCAGAAGAAAGTGAGTGACAGCAGCAACCACACCTGGGAAGACAGAAAGTATTATACGTTTGAAGAGCTTGTGGCGGACGACCGGCGCGATTGTGAAGAATGGAACAATACGCTTCACCCCAATCAAAAGAAATATCCCGGAATGACCCGTTGGGATGTGCTCGTAGCCAAAATCAATCCGACCCTTCGACCGCTTGATAAACTGACCTTGAGCAGATATATCGGAGAAAAGGTAGATACCAGTATTCGTAGAAATTCCACAGTACGTGTGGCAAATGCGGACTGGTGGCTGAGCGGTCCGGAAGTGCTGGAGCAGCTGGAACCAAACAACCGCAAGGTGACGGCTTACTATCTGCCGGATGAAGAGGGCAAGCCTACGGATGTCTTCCTGTACCAGAACGACCGCTACCTTGACAAGGTTCGTCCGGTAGTGACTTACAACCGGGTGATGGCAGAACAGACCGAAGAAGACCGGGTAGCCTATACAGAGCAAAACAAAGTTCTGAGTCATTTCAGCAAATACCTCAATGACCACGCCATCGGAAAGGTGGGAACCGGTACACCGGATCAGCCAACGGATGACCCGGAAGAGGAACTGGAACTTCCCCCGGTGGAACTATCCGATGATTTGCCAGCCGAATTGTCGGCAGATCCGGAATCAGATTATGAATGGCACTCCGGAATAAGCGAGGCAATGAGGGCCATCAGTGACATGTAAGAATAGAATTAGAACAACATTAAAACAGCGTTAGAATTATGATTACAGAAGCGCAAAAACAGAAGATTTTAGCAGCGATAGCCGCCAACCGTGCGAACTATCCCAGTGATGCCAAGCATGCTGCCTCTTTAGCCATCAGTACATCTGTGTACAGTGCAATCAAGAACGGACAGACAGACAAAGCCCTGAGCGATGCCAACTGGATAAGCATTGCCCGCAAATTAGGGGTGAACCTCCGTGGTGAAATGGAATGGAAAGCAGCCAAGACCCCGACCTTTGAATATATAACTGCCCAGCTGGAGTTCTCACAGCAGTCCAGTCTGTCGGGCATCTTGTGCGACATGCCCAATATCGGCAAGACTTTCACGGCACGTTATTATGTGCAAAGCCACAAGAATGCCGTTTATATCGACTGCTCGCAGGTAAAGACAAAATTGAAGTTGGTACGCAAGATTGCTGCAGAGTTTGGTGTGGACAGCAAGGGGAAGTATTCTGATGTGTATGAAGACCTGGTATATTACCTCCGTTCGATGGAAACCCCGCTTATCATCCTCGATGAAGCAGGCGACCTGCAGTATGAAGCTTTCCTGGAACTGAAGGCCTTATGGAATGCCACTGAGCGCTGCTGCGCCTGGTATATGATGGGGGCAGACGGATTGAAAGAGAAAATCAACCGGTCCATAGAATGTAAGAAGGTGGGCTATACCGAAATGTTGAGCCGTTATGGTGACCGGTACAGCAAGGTGACTCCGGATGATGGAAAGGAGCGCGAACAGTTCTTGAACAACCAGGCACGTATTGTAGCCAAGGTAAATGCTCCTGCGGGGGCTGATATAGCCCAGATTGTACGGAAGACATGCGGTGGTTTGAGAAGAGTCTATACCGAGATTGAGAAACTTAAAATGACAGCGGAATAATGAAGCGTGCGTACAGTCCGAAGGAAATAGCCGCCAAGAAATGGGTTACTCTGCCGTGGGATGAGAAATGGAGCAAACCTTTCGGGTTCCCGGCAGAGAACGCTTCGTGGTTCATCAGCGGTGCCAGTGCCAGTGGGAAAAGCAGCTTTGTGATGCAACTTGGAAAGGAACTGTGCAACTATGGGACGGTGCTGTACATGAGTTACGAAGAGAAAATCAACCAAAGCTTCCAACGGCGTATGGGTTATCTGAAGATGAATGAGGTGCAGGGTAAATTTCGTGTGGTGACAGAAGGCAGTCTGGAGGAAGTGATTGCCAGACTGAAAAAACCGAAAAGCCCGAAGTTTATCATCATCGATTCCTTTCAGGTGGCCGGATGGGATTATCCGCAGGCTGTGGAACTGATGGAAACCTTTCCGAAGAAATGTTTCATCTGGATCAGCCAGGAAAAGAAAAGCCAGCCGATGGGTGGCGGTGCAGTAAGATTGAAATATATCTGTGATATGAAGATTCGGGTGGTCGGTTATAAAGCTTATTGTCAAGGACGCGCCATTGGAGACCCGGGAAGCTATTATGTGGTATGGGAAGACGGAATCATTCAAACAAGTAATAATTTACCAAAATGATTATGGATAATAACGAGAAGGCTTTTGAAAGCTACACCGGAACTGAAGTGTTCCAGATACTGCTGGACGGAAATTCCAGCCGGTCCGTATTGGATGACTGGCTGGAGCGAAACATCCAAAGCGACTTAAAAGTGAGAAGAGCGAAAATGCCCGGTCATGTCGTAATAGAAACGGGTGATGTCTTGTTTGCACGTAATGTGCTGATATGGAATCCAAGTTGTAAAGTAAACATTAAAAAGATTTGAAGTGATGGAAAAGAAAGAAGAAAAGAAAGTGTGCTGCATCTGCGGCAAAGAGTATGAGGGCTACGGATACAATCCGTTCCCGGTGAAAGAAGAAGGCTGCTGCTGCCAATCGTGCAACTACAGTGTGGTCGTTCCGGAACGGTGGGAACGGCACAAGGCTTATCAGCGCGGTGAGGCGACCGGTGCCGGGAAGGTGTACATCAGCGGAGCTATCGCGCATTATGACATGGATGAGCGCAAGGAAGCCTTCAGCCGTGCCGAGGAGGAACTGAAGGCACAAGGCTATGACCCTGTAAACCCTTTCAGGAACGGATTGCCGGATGAAGCTCATTGGAGAGCCCACATGCGGGCCGACATTGCCCTGTTGCTGGCTTGTGACTATATCTATATGCTGAAGGACTGGGAACTGAGCAAGGGAGCCAAACTGGAACTTGACGTGGCCAGTTCGTGTGGCATTAAAGTGTTGTTTGAATAAAATTAGTCGATATGGGAAAAATAAAAATGGAAACCGGTGTTGTGGTGATGAAGTTGACCGCTACGGTATATAGAGGAACAATTCGTGAAATCCAATCCTCACGCATAGGTTTTTGCGGGGAGTACAATAAAGAAATACTTTCTAAAATGGGTGATGAGTTCAAAAAGATATTTGCTAAGCAAATTGAGGCTGAATACAAAGGTAAATCAGTGAAGCCGGATAAGATAATTTATCGTGTCAGTACCAAATCAACGGAATGTGAAATGATTCTTAATGGTAAATGACATGGCACAGGAAGTAACCAATTTCGCCCGGTTCTACACATTGTTCAACAAGCTTCCCTGTACAGGAGACCGGGAAGAATTCAAGAAAAGCATTGTGCTGCAGTACACGTGGAACCGGACGGACAGTCTGAAGGAAATGACAGCCAAGGAGTATGAAGCCTGCTGTACGGCTCTGGAGAAGCTGAGCGGACAAGACGAATGGCGACAGAAGCTGCGTGAGGAGCTGCGGCGGAAACGGAGTCTCTGTCTGAACCTGATGCAGAAGCTGGGCATAGATACATCCGACTGGGCACGAATCAATGACTTCTGCAGTAATCCCCGAATAGTCGGCAAAGCGTTCAGACAGATTACGGTGGACGAACTGGATGAACTGGCGGTAAAGCTTCGGTCCATACAACGGAAAGGCGGCTTGAAGCCCAGGAAAGAAAAGCAAACGATTAACCCCGTGAGCATGGTATCACTCATTCAGATTGACCCTGATGCTCCGGCAAACTGATAGGATATGGAAAATAGAAACACAAAGATTTTAGAGAATCTGAAAAAGGAAATCAACCTGCTTGCCTCTGATATGGAGAAGCAAGATGCAGCCGAGTTTTATAGTGAATTGGCTGACTGGGCATACGCCAACGGAGAGGCTATGCTGATGGAAGACGAACCTGAAATGCAGGATTATGAAAACCAATAACCCCAAAAAACAAGAATCATGGAAGAAATGAAACAAACGACCGTGGTAATGACGGCAGAGGAAAAGGCGGAATTTGAAGCCTTCCAGAGAGAAAAAGCAAAGAAAGCGGCAGAGGAAAAAGCCAAGAATGACCGCGAAATGTACAAACAGATGGTGGATGAGGAGATAGCAAACTCCATTCCGGTACTGCTGGGCATCAGTGAGCAGATCAAGGCAAGCAAGCAGACTGTGATGGACAACTTCAAAACCATTCTGGAAATGAAGGCAGACCTTTTCAAGACCAAGGTGAAGGATGACCAGCGCAGCCATACCTTTACTAACAGTGAAGGCGACAAACGAATCACGCTGGGTGTGTATGTGACCGACGGTTACCGTGACACGGTGGAAGACGGTATAGCCATTGTGAAGGAATACATCGAAGGTCTGGCCAAAGATGAAAAGACCAAGGCACTGGTGAGCATGGTGCTTCGTCTGTTGGCCCGTGATGCCAAGGGAACGCTGAAGGCTTCACGCATCGTGCAGCTTCGCAAAGTGGCCATGGAAACCGGAGATGACCGTTTCATTGAAGGTGTGCGTATCATTGAGGAAGCCTACCAGCCGGAAGTGAGCAAACAGTTTATCCGTGCTGAAATCAAAAACGAAAACGGAATGTGGAAACCTATCCCTCTGGGAATGACAGAATCATAAATAATAGAACTATGATACAAGAAGTGGAGAAATCTCCGAAAGTAGCCCTGTGCCGTGCTTGCTACGGTACAGGTAAAGTAAAGAAAGTTGTAGAATATCCCTCTCGGATCTTTGGAAAGAAGCGAAGCGAAACCGTTGAGGAAGTCTGCAGACAGTGTGAAGGAAGTGGCCGGGTAACGGTAAGCGCAAAAATGACGCTTGACATCCGTCCCTATAAACCTAAAGTAGAACCGTCTATGAACGATTAAACCTATATGGGAAAGCGGCACGGAGTCAGTTATCAGAAGCGTGTAGTAGAAGTAAACAGGATATATGACCATTATGCCAGTCACGGTGTACCGAACCGTGAAATATGGCGGCGGTACATATATCCTGTGTATGCTATTAGTGAGCGTACATTCTACAATATGCTTAAAGCGTCCGCAGACCCTAAAAATGATTTGCCGGACGATACGGTACAATTGAAATTTAACTTTGACTGGGAATGAATGAAAACGTAAAAAAAGTAGTGGCCCGGATACTGAAAGACATTCAGGTGGAAATGAGTGATGAGTTTGACAAGAACTTTGAACGGCAGGCTTTTTTCAGTGAGAAATGGCAGCGACGGAAAAGCCCCATCCGGAATGAAGGTAGAGCCATACTAACAGATACCGGGGCGCTTCGGAAAAGTATCGGAAGTCGGACAACGGAAAACAGCATTACCTTCTTTACCTCTCTGCCCTATGCGGCCATTCATAATGATGGCGGTGAAATAGTGGTGACCAAGCGGATGAAGCGTTTCTTCTGGCATAAGTATTATGAGGCAACCGGAGCGTTCGGTAGAAGAAAAGACGGCAAACTTCGAAAAGACAAACGAAATGTCCGGCTTGATACAGAAGCCGATTTTTGGATGTTCATGGCTTTAAAGAAAGCAGGAAGCACCATCAGGATTCCCCGACGCCGTTTCCTCGGCACATCGCCTGAAGTGGAAAAAGCCGTCCGTGAGATTGTAGAAGAGAACCTAACAGAGTATTTTACCATTGAATATAATATCATAAGAAAATGAGAAAAGAACTTTACCGGATGCTTTGCCGGGAGCTGAAGGCCATTGACCTTATCAAGCACATAGACTTGTGGAACCATAATGTGGAATTCATCGAACAGGAAGAAAACTGGGAGCGTCCGGCTGTCTTTGTGGAATTCTGCCCTATACAGTGGAATGCGATTGTTCCCGGTGTGGAATACCGGGCAGAACCTTTGATTAAACTGCACATCGTGACGGACTGGGAAGGTTCGAGTGCTGAGGGCAGCGAGCTGCAGGAGGATGCGCTGAAGGTGTTTGACCTGTCCGGACTGCTTCATGCACAGCTTGCCGGATTGAGCGGGGAGACCTTTTTGGAGCTGGATCTGGTGGAGAGTGATACCAATCACAACCATGAGGATATTGTGGAAAGTATCGAGGTATATCAGTGTGTGGCCATCAAGCGGCTGCAATAGCCGTCTTTATTAGACAGAAAAAGCCGCGGACGTACAAATTACCGTCTGCGGCTTTTTTGTTCAATACAGGCAAAGTAAACGCAATCAGGCAGCCTCTTTCTTGTAAAGCATCATATCTGTGTAAGAAGAGTTGTAATTCATGTGAGCATTGAATTCCACCTTTGTGCAGTTTTCAAAAGGATTACCTAAATCCCTATTTTTACCTATCCATTCGCACAGCTCCAGAATTGAAGATTTGTTGGATGTGAAATATACGTATGAATGCCCCTTCAGTACATTCAGCACATCCAGATAGTCTGCCATATTCCAGTACATGTTATAGGTCCCTACGTCAGTGGACAGATAGGGCGGATCAACAAGAAATACTACTCCAGGAATATCTTTATACCGGTTGAATACTTCCTTGTAATCGCAAGATACGATTTCCAGCCCTTCGAGATAGTCCGTACATTCCGGGTAGCCGGTCTTGCGTATATTGTTGTATAAAGCTTCCTTCCGCATATCCTGAACAGACAGTTTGTATTTCATGGAAAACAAGATAGAGGAGGAGAGGGTAATGAAATCCACATATCCGGTGCTATTCTCTTCCTGCTCGATGCGGCTGAATATTCGTTCACGCAGTTCTCCTTTAATGATTTTATGACGTGGTACGGAATTCCCTACCATTTCGCGAATGTCAGCAAGCAGCTGATTCGTTTGCGGAATGTGCTTCATGCGGAAGCGGTAGTTATCAAAGTCATTATAGATAACAGTAGAGTGGGGCTTGAGGGATTTGGTAATGTGAGACAACAATCCGGAGCCACCGAACAGGTCAACAAACAATGTTCCATCCGGATATTGCTCCAGCACTTTCATGAATTCCTTGGCTAACATACGCTTTTGCCCGACAAATGGGAGAGGGGCTGACAGATACATCTTTCTCATACGTTCAATTCAAATTTTACATTTTCATTGCCGGCAAGCAGCTGTTCTGTTTTGTCGATGTTGTTTTCGTAAATATGCACATTCCCCAGATTCAGGGTGATGGATTTTAGTGGCAACTCAATCTGTCTTGATATTAGATACAAATGATAAATATCTGCCGGCAGTCCTAAATTCGCATCGCTGCTTCGCTGATAGGCGGTCATGACCAGTTCTCCTTGCTCTATCTGGAACTGAACAAGACTAAGGCATGGAGCCTGGTTGCTTTCTGTTCCTGTAGATCCGAGAAACAATATATAGTTTTTGCTGTTCCTTTTTTCCCTGTTTATGCGTTCGATGAGTGGCGGCAGTTTTTCAAAATAGGTTGGGTAGCTGTTCACAAGGATAGAGCCGCAGTAGTCCCACCAGTTGATTCCGGCCTCCCTGTATTTTTCCACGTTTCGTTCGCCCCTCATAAACAGTTGTAACTCGTTTTTTAACTTCTTCCGCGCTATGGTATGCCCCTCGAATATATCAAGAAGGTCGGCAGGGAGCAGCGTCAGCTGTTCATTCAGTAGGTAGCGGATATTCCCTTTTTTATTGCTTTGCATCTTTCCGGACGAAAGCACCTTGCCTAAGATTTGATAATACTTGTCCATGATATGAATGTTATTTATTGCGATACAAAGGTAGGGTAGGGGAGTTTGCCTTTAGTGGGAGGAAGTCCTGATTACACTGCACACAAATTGCAGTCGGTTTTAAAACGCTTGATCAGGTCATACACCTTTCGCTCACTGATGCCATATCGTAGGGAAAGCGTAGCTACGATATAAGACACTTTTTCACCATTGGTCTGCAACTTGTTATATTCATTATATAGTTCTATATATTGCACGTCATCGGGTCGTATGCCCATGTAATGGCACGTTTTTAAAAGCTCTCTGTTCAATTTTAGTATCTCAATTACTTTCATATCCAGTTAAATTTCGTACATTTGCATTGTCTCACTTATCATTGCGCAGAATAGCGCTTACATAAAAAAGCCTCTTACTGGCGAACGAGGGTATCTGCCCCCGGTCGTGCCGGTAAGAGGTGCTTTATGTTTAAATGGTAAGTGAGACGACTATTTAACAGGCCGGGGGCTTTTTTTTATCCTTCCCCCGAAGGGATTGTCAATCATTCAATCCGATATAAATCCAAGTTGAATACATCTTTCCTTTTCCATCCTTCAGCCAGTGTGTTTTGGATGTGTCTGACCGCTTGAATGTAGAAGTCCTTCAGATTATCCAACTTTTCAAAGGTATGGTATTCGGGCTGTTCATCCGAACCGAATTTGAATGTAACCGGAAGGGTCTCTCCGCCCGTCTGAACGGCCAAATCGTATGCTGCCTTATAGTTGTATTGGTTCTCCGTAGAAAGCCATACAGGGGCGCCATTATAGGCGAATCCGGATAGGATAGCTGCATCAGTCTGGCTGTTATACCATGACATAACCAATGTGCGGATTTCCTCATCAGTAGGCTTGTGTCCGAACTCCTCTTCCATGTAGGAGGCAGAGCCGTTCTCTTTTTCCTGCACATCCCAGCGGATGCGCCATTTGTCTTTAACCGGGTTCGTGCATTCCATCAGCGATACACCGGCACTTCCTTCAACTCTTCTCATGTAAACACGTATTTGGTTCTACCTTTGCCGAATGTCTCTGTCTTGATGGTCGTTTCAAACGGGAAACCATCCGGCATTTCCTTTACTTGTGCGAGAATATTCTTCATTTCCTCGCTGTTGGTGAAGAACTTCTTTGCTTCGCCGTTCACTTCGATGGCCACAATACAGCGGTCTTCTCCCTGCTCGGTCTTGATACCGGTCTCAAAGTCCTTCACTACAATCGGTAAGTTTACCAGTTCCCGGATGCTTACCACCACACCGGGAAATCGCTTCTTGCCGTCCTCCGGCTTGTAAGCGACATTCAAGTCTTTAAAACTTCTCATTTCTTTGCCTGTTAATTTTTTAAACAACTTATTACAGTCGGCGTGCTTCGTCATGCCGTAGAAACTGGCAATCAGTTCTCGCCGTCTTTTTCTCGATTTTACCTCGTGCATCTTCCGGGCAAACTTCTGCTTGATACGTTTCCGCAATCTTACATAGTCGGGACGGATAACATAGCCAAGGAAATCAATGCCTTCTTCTACAGGGAATACCCGTTCATTCGGCTTTATTTCCAAGTCTATTTTTCCCATTTGCCTGTGAATAACATCACGAATCTTCCACAATTCCGCTTTCGTTTTACCGAGTACCAGTCCGTCATCGCAATAGCGATAGTAATAACGAACCCCGTACTTATCCTTCAGATAGTGGTCTAAAAATACAGACAGAAGCAGATTTCCTGCCCCTTGTGAACTGCGCAGTCCGAAGCTTATACCTTCCGGCAGCAGCTTAACAAACCGCTCCAGTAGCACCAACAGCCTTTCGTCCTTGAACACCCTCCGGAAGCACCACATAACAAAGTCCTGCCGCGCATTGTCGTAAAACCTACGGATGTCAAACTTGTATGCGTAAAGTGTGCCTTCCGGGTCTTTTTGCAAATCGGTACGTATGCAGTTCATCAGATCATGAGTACCGCGCCTTTTGATGCTTGCACCGGTTGTCCGGATATAACGTTTTTGCAGGTGGCGGTCCACCACATTCATGATGGCAAACACAGCGATGCGGTCTTTCATGGACAGGATCTGCAAAATACGTTTTTTACCGTATTCTTCAATTTCCCTCTCATGGTAGCCGCCCAGCCGGAATGAACCGTCCGCAATGGAAGCCGTCAGTTCGGCGATAATCTTCTCCCTATGGGCAAGCAGGAATCGTCCCTGCCTTGACCTCTTACGACCGGTTCCGCGAAGTACCGAATCGAATGCCTCCGACATATTGGAGTATTCGATGATTTCCTCGATAATATATCCTTCCCTGCGCATAAGCTATTGGTTAATAAACATGAAAGATAAGGGCCTTCCTTTCCCCGGATCTGACTTCTTCGAACTGATAACAGCCTACCAAACTCCACCCGACGCGTGATTTTTCAGCTTTCCACCCTAATGGGTGCTGTTGCTGTGGCTTGCTTCCCTCGGCACCGCTTCGGGGACACGTCCCCGGTGCTGTACGCCGATTAATTAGATTTCCAGACGCGAGCCGATATTCGCATTCGTATTCGAAGCATCGTTATTCGCATTCGCATTCGACACACCGCCATTCGCGTTCGCATTGTTGTACCCGCGATAGACCACACGGACTATCGGGAAGCTCCACCGGGTACAAAGTTACTGATTTAACAGGCAAAATGAGCTAAAGCATTACACTATCCACCAAAATAGGGCCGACAATATGCCGCCTATGACGGTAAGAGACCAGTCTATCCAGTCCCAAAGTCCGCCTTTCAGTTTGTCTTTCAGTTCCAGACAGGAGGCTGCGACAGCTGCAGCATAGAGCGCTGTCCACGGGGTGAAGGCCAAAATGCCTACCAACAAACCGCCAATAAGGTGTTTGTAGCGGTTGCTTTGTTTGAGAAATTCGATAATTTTGTTCATAACGGGTTGTTTTTAAAAATTGTTTTGTATATTTGCAGTGAGGAATAGCGTTAGATGTTCAGAACGGGATTGTAGTTCCCGGAGCTTGCGTCTTTCGCTATTCTTTCTTTTTTATATGTTTGTATAATTCACCTCCTTCTGAAAGACTGTGCAGCGTGTATTCGTGCCAGTCGTATTCCCGAACTATTATCAGTGCTTTTTCACCTCTTACTTCTATCTCGAAAATGTGCGATTGTATGAGGTGTGGAATACCTTTGTGGTTATCTGCTGTTCCCAGGTATTTGGCTTTGGCAAATACATTCTTTATATCCAGAAGCATGAGGTTCTTTTCATGGTAGAACTTGTATGGCTGGTTGGTCCATTCTTGAAGCGTGCGTTTTGATATGTTTACCGGGAATGGGAATTCATTATTCGTGATAACTGTTTCCTGCAATGGCTTGGCTTGCTTCTTTATCTGTTTGGCATCTGCATTGGCCAATGTTCTTACCAGTTTGCATGCGGCGCACAATTCATTTTCCGGAACGAAGACCAGTTTCATATTTCCGTTGTTCATATCGCAATCCTTACAGCGCTTGATGGTGTATGGATTATAGTCGGGCATCGTCTTTTGTTCCATGCCTGCATTGAACCGGAACATTCCCTTTTTGTCAACTTCCAAAGCTGATTTCCCCCTTGCCATGGCCTCTTCGTGGTCTGTAGGCGGATACTTGGATTTGCGTACCTGGACCACGGAACAGCGGCAGCCCCATCCGTTAGGAGGATAGAATTCTGCCCAGAACGGGTCTGAAGCCGGGAGTGTGATGCCGGCCATTTCTGCATGGGTGGGACGTACCTTTGCATCCCCGGCCGTGCGGTACTGTAGATAATAGCGGTCGCCGTCCTGCATGAACCGTTCCCATTTGGCTGCCATTTCAGCCGAAGCCTGTACAAAGGTGAATTCAGCCCGTAGATAGTTTGAATTGTATGTTTCGTCGATCTTCCGGACATCATTCAAAAAGCGTTCGAACGTCTTTCTATTGCCGTTTTCATCCAACAGGGAGGGAAAGGCTTCATTCAGTTCATGGAAGGTCTTCAAGCCGGAGAATACATAGTTGGAACGCTCCAGCCGCTTGCGCATGGTCTCGGACATTTCCACCTTTCGGAATGAACCGTTCAAGACAGAAGAATGAGCTTCTATAAAATCCTGCGCTTCTTCGGATGCCAGGATACCTATTTCAAGGTTTGCCCCTTCTTGCCGGAACAGCACCTTCATCATGCGGTCAAAGCGTTCCGTGAGCTTGTCGCGCATGAGTTTTGCCTCGTCCTCCATGGAGAGGCATAGTTTCTGTTTGCCCAACAGGTGGGCATACCGCTGGTGCAGCCCCGAATAATCATCGGGGCTCAGTCGAAAAAACGGGACAGCGTTTCAGCCGGTTTGCCGTCTTTCTTTTTTTTCGGTTCTGTCGGGTCCGGCTCTTCTTTCGGTTCCTTCTCCTCGCACGGGATACCGTATTTTTCCTCAAAGTACTGAGGCTTTACCTTGTAGTGTTGCAGTACCATTTCCTCGTAAGCTTTCTGCTGTTCGGGCGTGTAGTCAATGGAGTAGTCCCAATCGAAGCGCAGCCCTTTAACAGGGAACCCGTGGCGCACCATGCGCGGAATGAGCTGGTTGTTCACTATATCCCGAAGCATATCACAGTCGCTTTCCACGAGGTTCTGGAACACTTCAAGGTGCGTTTCCGACTGTGATAGGCTGCTTCCGTCCTCGATGGTCATCGTCTGCCCGATGATAAGCTTTGACAGTTCGGAGTTGGCCCGATCGATACGCTTGTCATAGACATTGAATGCGTCCCCCTTGCCGCTTTCCACAAATTCGATTTCGGTTTCCATTCCTGCCACCATGGAGAGGGCGGTTCCGGCTTCACGCAACATCTTGTCGAGACGGTCAATCTCTTTCTGATCGCGCGAAGTGGTGCGTGCTATACGCATGGGCATTCCGAATATTTCCCCGAAGGTGTCCCAAAAGGCCAGCATGTTCTTTTTGGGAATAGTCTGTGAAGCAGCCTTGAGATACAGCCCGAGGTCGTCGGGCCTACCTGCCTCAATGAGCCAGTCGGAAAAAGGAGGCTGGCGGTAGTCTATACCTGTAGTCCAGTCCTGCCCGAGGTCGGTAATGACACGCCCATACTCAGGAATGACATGTTTGCGCGGAATAAGCTTCACATCCGAATAACAGATGCAGCCGTCGCCGTCAGTGCAAAGGTCGCCCAATTCGATGAGCGAATGTCCCCAGTAGATTGAATCAAGTGCATAGCGCATGAGCTGCTTG